CTAATAAGATGAAGGAGCATATTGCTTTGAATTCATTGAGTGAAGGATTTATAAAAGTTAACGCTAATTATCCTAAAATGCCTGATCTTAAAAACATCAGCGTACCGTTAAATTGGGAGAGTTTAGTTACTTCTATAATAAAAGATGATAAAATTGATCCTGCTTCTGTATTTGTGTATAAGGATTCTAAATTAGCACAAGTTTGGCCTTTATGGCATTTAGCATTTCCTAATAATAAATGGATTATAGTTCGCAGAAGAACGGGAGATATCATCCATTCTTGTACTGAGACCGCGTATATGGACAGATTTAGAAAGAGAATGTTTCAAATACGAGTAGGATCAAGAACTGAAAAAGAAGCTTGGTTATGGTGGGTGCACGAATACGAAAAGAGGTTTAATGAAATGCACGAAGCAAACCTTAATTATAAGGTATTATGGCCTGAGAGAATGAGAGACGGATTTTTTCAACAGATGCAAGAAGTAGTTGAATGGTGTGGATTAACTTGGAATCCTGAAGCAGAAGAAATGATGAAAAAATTATTGAAATGAAAACACGAATGATTCAACCAATAGGAAAGAAAATATCTGTTCTATTAGCTAATAATAGAACACATCGATTCAACACGCTTTTCCCATTGGATACTAAACTTACTGATGAAATTGTCTATGCTTCTGAAGATTATAAAATGATGCAGCAATTGAGCAGGAAAGCTTGGGGATTAATCGTCATTTACAATACTGATTCTGGAAAGCCTGAACCTGGTGATATGTTTTGGAGAGAATCTTATAAAACTGAGCCTCATAAAAATTTTTATTGGGATAATGCTGAAGAAAATGATCTTATAGTCATTCTCCCAAATGGGATGGAATGGAATATTGATAGTCGTGCAAGTAATTGCACTCTACCAAATGATAGAACGCATCGATGCTGGCATAGAACAGGTACTCCACCAAATATAACTGTAACTAGGGGAGGCTGTCCTGTAGGTGCAGGATCTATTAGATCGGGAAACTATCATGGATTTTTAAGAAACGGGGAATTCACTAATAATATAAGATAACATGGCAACGAGAGCAACAACAGCGGAAGTATTAGAGATAATGGATACCACATTATCTGAATCTGAACTTCTTCCTTATTTAACAAGTGCAAACGTATTTGTTACTCAGGCATTAGCAAGTTCGGGATTAAGTGACGATACACTTAAAGAGATTGAACGTTGGATGGCAGCTCATTTCGCTGCCATGACTAAAGAGAGACAAGCAAAAGAAGCAGGAGCAGGAGGTGCATATATAAAGTATGCAGGAGAATGGGGTACTTCTTTAAATGCTACTACTTACGGACAAGTAGCAATGGGATTAGATTCAACTAATACCTTAGCTAACTTACAGAAAGGTAAAACAACTCCATTTATTTACGCAGTACCTGGAGTTTAAATAACTGATCATGGCACTAAAAGGAATTGAAAAAGTTGTAGCCAAATTCACAGTTCAAACCTGTGTCTATTGGGGCAATCCCCAAAGTGATGGGAAAGGGGGATTCACTTTTGATGATCCTGTTGAAATCTCATGTCGTTGGGATGATAAGCAAGAAACTAAAGTAGATACTAGAGGAAACAAATTTGAATCGCAATCTGCCGTATTAGTGTTGCAGGATATTGATCACCAAAGTTACTTATTCAACGGAACTTTAGCTGATCTAGCTGCAATGGGTTATGCAGGAGCAAACCCTAGAAAGATTCCTACTGCATTTATAGTACGACAATTTGATAAAATTCCAATGGTATTTAAAACTGATGAATTTGTAAGAACAGCATATTTATACGATCAAGGATAATGAACTCACCGTATGTAATGGGACTAGATCAAGTGCTCCATAATATTGATAGAGAAATCAACAATATTAAAGGCAGAACAGTAAAAGGAATGGTTGCTGCTATGGAATTCTTGAATACGGAGATGAATACAACTCCCCCTCTAGTTCCTGAAGATACAAAATACATGAATGAATCATGGTACATATTTCCTGCCATAGGACCTGGAGGACCTATTGTTACTGCTGGTTACACAGCTTACTACGCACCCTACGTTCACGAAATGACAGGAATTGTGAATTGGACGAGAGCTAATTCAGGAGCTAAATGGTTACAGATTCATTTTGAGAGGAACAGATTAGAAATGCAATTAATAATAGCTAGTTACGCAGCACGAGGATTATGAACGCAACATCATTAGATATTAAAGCAATGTTGGATGCCGATACAGACATCGATCTGTCAGGTTATCCTATTGAGAGAGGAACTTTGAGAGCCGACATTTCCAATACAATAGCTATAATTGACGTTCCAGGAGGTCCCTCTCAATTAACAATGGATAAAAAGCAGTATAACTTTGAGTCTATCCAAATCAAAGTACAAAGCGAAGATTATGATGAAGGATGGGCTAAAGCTAACGATATAAAGAACTCATTACATGGTCGGGCACATGAGACATGGAATGGGACTTACTATTCTGTAATTACTTGCATAAATGGACCAGGATTCTATGAGCGAGTAAATCAGAGGACTATTTTTGTTATTAACTTTAACGTACAAAGGAGGTAAATTATGAGTAACGCAGTTGCCGGTGTTGGAACCGTAGTCAGAAAGTGGGATGGTGCATCCAGTTGGGACAACATTGCAGAAGTTACCAATATCTCAGGACCGGGAATGACTCGTGAAATGATTGATGTCACTTCACTTGATTCCACTTCCGGATATCGTGAGTTTATTGCAGGCTTCCGTGATGCTGGTACTATCGTTCTTTCGATGAACTACACTCGGGCTGGTTTGGACATGTTTAAAGCCGACTTTGAGGACAATGAAACAAAATTCTACGAAATTGTGTTGCCTGATGACGATGCAACTTCATTAGAGTTTGAAGGCCTTGTTCAGGAGTTCCCTTTTACTATCCCGACAGACAGCCAAATCACAATGGAAGTTACAATTAAGATTACCGGTGAAGTCACCGTTAATTCTGGAAGTAACTCAGGTGCTCCCGTCTAGGGAGTAATTGTAAATCTAATCAGGATTTATATTTTTAATTTGAAACCAATTTTTATTATTAATTTATAAATAACAAACAAAATGAGCGATTCAGTATTCTTAACCAAAGAATCCCTGCTTCAAGCAGACGAACTAGCAATTGAAAAAGTAGAATTATCCCGTGGTCACGTTTTTGTGAGGGAAATGAACGCATTAGAAAAAAGCGTTTGGGAGAGATCACTTCTTAAAGAAGTTCCGATCTTAGGTGCAAAGAAAGGTCAGCCACAAAGTGAAATGGTTCCTACAATGGAGAACTATCGTGCAAAATTAGCAGTATCAACTGTTTGTGATAAAGACGGTACTTTGTTGTTTACTATGCGTGACGTTCCGTTGCTCTCAAAATCGATGAGTGCTGCAAACATGGAAGTAATTGCAGACAAGGCAAGTGAGCTGAACAAGATTACTCCTGAAGCACAGGAAGAAGTTGTAAAAAACTTAGAGGCAGCGCCAGCAAACGATTCCAATTCAGGCTCTGCCGAGAACTAGGGTACTCACACCCTAAAGAACTTTTGAGTAAGTTAACAGCTTCTCAGTTAGCTGAATGGCAAGCATATGCAACATTAGAGCCATTTGAAACGGAGAAATCTGATTATAAGATGGCTTTTCTTTCTTCTCTTTTAACTAATTTAGTTATTAGGACGATGGGCAAGAAAGGAGCAAAACTGACAAGCATAACTGACTTCGAATTTAAATGGGATCCGGAAGAAAGTATGGGAGGCAAACCTCAACAATCGATTGAGCAAATGAAAGAAGTTTTCCAATCACTAGCTTCCGCAAGTAAGAAGAAAGAAGATTTTAACAATAAACGGTTAAGACGAAAACCAAAAAGATTGAAGAAATGAATGTAGGTACGTTGACAATATCATTAGCAGCAAGGACAGCAGCGTTAACAACAGCTTCTTCCCGAGTAAAATCGTTTGAAACATCGATAGTGGCATCTGCTCAAAGAGCGAATAGGAGTTTATTGTTAGTGGGGCAAGCTTTTTCCTCATTGACGATTCCTATTGCTGCTGTGGGTATTGCATCTACCAAAATGTTTTCTGATTTCGAATTCGAATTAGCCAAAGTACAAGGTCTAGTTGGTATTGCCGCAGATCGAGTTCAACAATGGGGGAATGAAATCCTCAAGCTAGCCCCCCAGGTAGCTAAATCACCACAAGAACTGGCAGAAGGACTTTACTATGTTACTTCTGCCGGTATCCGTGGTAAAGAAACAATGGATGTACTTTCTAAATCTGCTTTAGCTGCTGCTGCCGGATTAGGTGAGACTAAAGTAGTTGCTAATGCAGTTACATCCGCAATGAACGCATACGGTAAAGAAAATCTTGATGCAACCGCTGCTACTGACACTTTGATAATGGCTATCAGGGAGGGTAAAGTTGTTCCTGAAGAAATGGCAGCAGCAATAGGTAAGATTTTCCCTGTTGCAGCACAATTAGGTGTATCATTTAATGAAGTAGGTGCAGGTATGGCTGCTATGACACGTACAGGTACTTCTGCTGCAACTTCTGCAACATATTTGAACAGAGTATTAATCTCAATTCTCCGCCCAACTGAAGCAGCAAAAACAGCTTTAAATTCAATGGGTGCAAGTTTCTATCAATTTAAAGAAACATTAAAGGAAAGCGACGGATTATTGCAAGTGCTTTTGCAAATAAAAGGATTAGTTGATGACTTTGGGGAAACTCAAGTTGCAGAAGCATTTCCAAACATTCGAGCATTAATCCCGATTTTGGATATAATAGGGAAGAACTTAGAGAGTAATAAAGAGATTTGGAGATCGATGCTTGATCCAGTAGGAGCATTAGATAATGCAGTAGGTGCAGTAGCTCATACATTTAAGTATCAATGGAATTCTGCGATATCCGCATTACAAGTCTCATTTGTACAGTTAGGACAATCAGTAGGGAAAGCTGTACTTCCTATTATGCAAAGAGTTGTTGATGTTGTTAAATCAATGACAAGTTGGTGGTCTAGTTTGGATGGATCTACTCAACAATTAATTGTTAGAATGACATTATTAGTAGGTGCAATCGGTCCTATTACAGTTGTATTAGGTGCAGTAGGTAATGCTGTTCTTACATTAATAGGATTAATGAATACTTTAGCTGTCCGTACTTTAATGTGGGTAGCTGCTTTTGCTTTTGTAGCAAGTGCTATAAAAACAATGACCGAAATGAAAAGTGCAACTGAAGGAATGGAATCAGGAATTGCTCAGACTTCTACCGCACTTGAAAAGCTCAGTTCTAATTTTGGAGTTTATTTGAATATAATTTTAACTAGGGTAAAAATATTTTCAATTCAGATAGGTGTTATACTAGGAGATATATTTAGCGGACTTATAAACGGCGTTGCTGATCTTATTAATCTACTAATAAAGCTTAATAACAAACTAACTCCAAACTTTTTAAATGTGCCTGAAATAGGTAAAGTTGATTTTGGAGGTTATTATAGACAGCAATTAGACATTGCTGAAAAAGAATTGCAAAACTTTAAGGATTTAAGACCTGGAGGCTCTCAAGCTTGGAATTGGGCTGATCAATTGTTTGGCAAAGATAGCGGATTTAAAGAAGCTGGAAAAACACTTTGGGAGAACTTTAAAGACGATGCTGCTAATTCAATAGGATGGATTGCAGATAAAGCAGCTAAGATGTTTGATTTTAAAATCCCACATTTTAGTTTTGCTCAGGGTATGTCTGCACTACCTGGTGAAATGGGACCTTTTCCTTGGGGAGGTGGAGTTGCTGAAAACTTAGGCGTCCCATCTTTTTACATGGATCTTACCCAATTGTTTAAATTGTTAGATGTTCAGATGAAACAAGTTGATTCTGCTTTTGCTCATTTTGGATTATTAATTAATCCTGCTAGTGAGAAGGCACAAAGATTGTCTGAAATAATTGCATCGATAAGAGAAAGAGGAGGAGCTGTTTCTCCTGAAGATTTAGAAAGAATAAAGAAATTGAATAGAGAATTGCAGAATGAAATGCAATTGTTCAGTATTATACAGGAATTTGACGGATATATTAGTGATGAGGCTTTAGAAAGATCGTATAATTACATCAATTCTTTAAAGCTTACCAAATCTCAATTGGATGGGATTAAAGATATAATGACAGAACTTTCAAACGCTAATGTAATGGGAATTACTT